CCCATAGGAGATAATTATGGCAATTACACAAGCTGTATGCAACAGTTTCAAAGTGGAGATCCTGAAAGGCCTACATAACTTTACGGCAACGACGGGGAATACTTTTAAACTTGCGCTATACGACAACGAAGCAACATTAAGTAAATCAACAACTGCTTTCACACAAACTGATGAAGTAGCAAACTCAGGAACTTATTCTGAAGGCGGAGGAGCACTAACATCTGTAACACCTGTTTTATCTGGTGATTCAGCTGTATGTGATTTCAACGACATATCATTTACAAGTGCAACTATTTCTGCACAAGCTGCTGTTATCTATAACAGTTCTACTGTATCTGGTTTAACTACAAACGCAGCAGTATGTGTTCTTGATTTCGGTGCTGTAAAAACTTCAACTGCTGGTACGTTTACGATTACGTTCCCTGCTGCTGAAGCAACCGCTGCAATTATTAGAATAGCATAGGAGATAATACATGGCCTCTCTACAAGGATGGGGCCGACAAACCTGGAATTCGGGTGCTTGGGATACCTTTGCACCCGTAGACGCTACAGGTAATGGCCTCTCATCTTCTGTTGGTACTGTTTCCCTAGTTACCACGAATGTATTTGGGGTCACAGGATTCCAAATTACATCTAGTATTGGTGATGCATCTCAAGCTTCTGAGTATGCTGTAACTGGTAATGCCCTCACATCTACTGCAGGGACAATGCCTAATCCTACTATTGTAGACAATCAATTACTGACAGGGTGGAACAGAGGCGTAGGAACAACTTTACCTCTTGGATGGAGTACATCTTCTTGGGGTAACGGTGATTTTATATTAACAAGTGATAATGGCTTATCAGGTGTAGGACTAACATCATCACTAGGTGATGAAACTCCAACAGGTAATGCTGACGTATCTCCAACGGCTGCAGGGTTAACATCCACAGCTGGCAATGCGGTCGCTGTAGGTGTTGCAGAAGTAGATGCAACTGGGAATTCCATATCAGCAGCTGTAGGTGCTGAAATAGTCACTGGTGATTCTAATGTAACAGCAACAGGCAACGCCTTAACTTCTGCACTTGGTGAAGAAGATGCAACAGGTGTATTTCAATCAGGTTGGGGTCGTGGTGCAAATCAAGTTACAGGTCAGCTAATAGGTTGGAGTGATAATCTTTGGAATATATTGGAAACGGAGTATGCTTTCACAGGAGTGTCTGCAACCTCTTCTTCTGGTGATTTAGGATTTGTAGGTGATGTAGAACCATCAATTACAGGTGTTGAATTAACTTCTGCGGTGACCACTCCAGGCACTTCTGTATTTGTAACAGGTGTATCCGCAACTTCTTCAATAGGAACTTTCTCAATTACAGGAGATAATAATTTAACAATAGTTGTGACTGAACAAGGTCTTGTTTCTTCAACAGGGACTTTACCTATAACCATAGATGCGTCCCCACAGGTGATTACTCCTGCTTTAGGATCCATGACTATTACCGGAGATGCTAATATTACTTTAACAGGTAATGCTTTAACCTCATCTTTAGGAGATGAGACTGCTACTGGAACAGCAGAGGTAGATGCTACAGGTAATTCTTTAAGTATCGCAACAAATGATGTCACTGTAACAGGTAACGCCATTGTTAGCCCTAGTGGCATAGCAATTGTTTCATCTATTGGAGATGCTAGTCAAGAAACTAGTTATGAAGCTCCTAGTGTTTCTGCTACATTAAACGTTGGGTCAGTAAATATTCGTACAGATGTGGTCTTTACAATCACTGGTGTTTCTGCTACTAGTAGTTTAGGTAATTTACAAGGTACCTTTTGGAATCAAGTAGATGACTCAAACAGCGGAATAAGTTGGACAGAAGTTCATAAAGCTGCATAAAAGTTTTGACAAACTTTGAAATAATCATTAAATTTTAAATTAGGAGATTAAATGAGTTCAACATATTCGACAGGTTTAAGAATAGAGCTACAAGCAACTGGGGAAAATTCAGGGACTTGGGGTACTATTACAAACAATAACTTTTCTCAAGTATTCGAATTTGCTATCGCTGGTGTTTATGCAAAAACACTTTCTGGAACAGGACCTACAACTTTAACAAACGCTGACGGACCTCAAACTCAATCAGCAAACGAAGCAAGACAAAACCAAATAATTTTTTCTGGAACTATTTCTACTACACACATTGTACAGTTTCCAGCTACACAAAAAACTTACGGACTTTATAACAACATTGCAGGAGGCGCTGATATAACTGCAAGACTAGGCGCTTCTGGAAACACATTAACAATTTCAAATGGTAAATACAGATTAGTTTCTACTGATGGGACTAACTGGTATGATATTTTTACACTCGCTGGTCTAGGTGAGGCATGGATTAAAAAGACAGCGGATTACACTGCATCAGCAGGCGATAATATTTTTGTTGATACAAATGGAGGAGCGGTTGCTATAACTTTACCAAGCTCTGCAGCTATTGGTGATCAAATAAAATTTATTGATGCAGAAGGAACTTTTGCAACTCACAATTTGACTGTAAATAGAAACGGTCATAAGATACAAGGTTCTGAGTCTAATTTAACAGTATCAACTAGTGGTTCTGGCTTTGCGTTGGTGTACAATGACAGTGACAACGGTTGGAGATTAAAGTATAACGATTAATTATGGCTAACTTACAAGATATAACAAATAGAAGTGAAGTAGGAACAATTAAACCTTGGGGTAAAGCTACAGCTCCTGATGGTTATCTTTTGTGTGATGGATCAGCTGTTTCAAGAACTACCTATGCCGATTTATTTACTGTCATAGGAACTACTTATGGCACAGGTGATAACTCAACAACTTTTAATGTTCCAGATCTTCAAGGTAAGTTTCCACAAGGTAAGAGTGGTACAACAAATTTAGCTACTACAGGTGGTGCTAACACTATAACAGTAGCTGTAACAAACAACCAAGCTTTGGCTAATAACCAAACTGTAACAGTGACTGGTAGTATCGATAACACTTCTTTAACAAACGCTCAATTAGCGAGTCACTCTCATACATACAACCTTAGAACAACAGCTGGTGCGGACCAAATAAACTCACACGGTGGTGTCGGAGGTTCAGGACAACAAGGTTCTAATACTGGAAACTCAGGTTCAGGTACTTCTCATAACCATACACACACTTTAAGTGGTACTTTAGGAGGTTCTGTTGCTTTAACAGGTGCTGTTACTGCATCAGGCACAAATTCATTTTCACCATTTGTAATAGTGCAATATATTATTAAACATTAGGAGATAAAGATGGCTACACAAATAGTAATTGCAAACGGAGATAACATTTTATTAGATAATAATTTTCAAATAAATTGGAATGAAAAAGGTAATGCTTGGCAAGACACATGGATCCCTAACACTATACATTATGTAATTTGGAACGATCTTGTTGGTCAAAACGAAATTCAAACAAAAGATCCTGCAACAGGCAGAATGGCAGGTAATACTGATTTAAATGCAACAAGTGATGCAGTCGGATCTACGACTGTTGCTGATTTATTATCATGGGGTACAACAAGAAAAGCTCAAATTGAATCTGCGCAGCTTGATTATGACAATGCGTATGAAAATGCAAAAACAAAATGGGTAGATGATGGAAATGAAGCTGATATGTTTCATTCCGGAAATTCAGCTACATCTTCTTATTTTGATTGGACCAAGAGTTGGTACGATTACGACGAAAATTTTTCTTAATATTATTTGTAAGATTTCTTTTTCCAAAATAATTGTTTATATCTGTCAATAAATTTTGACATTAAAAGATCTGTAGTTTTATTGTGTAATTTTTCAAAATAAAATCCGGACCACATTTTGTAAGATTCTCTTTTAAAAGGTATAACCTGAACCATTGGCTCACCTTTTTTTATAATAAATTGTTCATCTCTTTTATTAAGAATGAACGGAAAATTAATTAAACTTACATATGAATCAGTATCAACTACTCCTGCTATTATTTCAAATCTTGATTCAATTCTGTTCATTGGTTTTATAAATAAACAACTATAACCTGGCGGTGTTTTTATTAGCCATTTGTTCATAAATTTACCTGCGTTCTCACCTGATTTTTTTTGCCACTCTGGAGGCAATTGTCCTTTGCTGTGATAATCAGCGTCATCTGGAGATCTATTTGCGGGAGTGAGAACAAATTCATTTTCAACGGGATCAACTAAATAATCCTGGTCAAATGGAATGATATACCCCATTGTTAAAGAATCAAGAAAAGGCACACATGCTTTTATTGTAACATCTTGATAATTTTTATTCCTAAATCTTTCTAATTTTTTGTATTCTTCGGGTATATACCTGGATGCAGGTTTGGGATGGGGCCAAACATCCAACATTTGTTTATTACTCGCAATAAAGCTTATTTTTTTGTCTATCATTATTTTCTTCGGTTTTCTTCTCAAAATTAAAAGACATTGATCTTCTTACTTCCCCTTTTTTCTTTGTCCTAAAAGGCATTACTGAGTGCTGATGATCAGCTCTAAAAATATAAAAATCTCCAACTTTAGGTGTTACATAGTGTGATCCATGTCCCTCCTTCCAAGTAAAACATAATTGACCATCCCTAAATTTATGTTTGTGTTTTGCATCATTTATTATTTCTGGAACTTTTAAAAATAAAACAGTAGACCAACCGCTATGAGGATTAAAATGTGTGTGTGGTGGATTATACTCACCCTCAATCATATCATTTATCCATACACTACTAATATGTAAATCCATAACAGGTGCATCTACTAAACCAAAATGATTACTTGCTAATATAAACTCATTAATACAATTCTTAATTGTATTATAAATTTTTATATTTTGAATGAACGTTGACGCGCTTAATTCAGTATTTATCCTACCTGCTAATCTTGAACTTTCGGAAAGCAATTTTTCTCTTTGTTTGTCAAATGTGTCATTTAGCTCTTTTATTTGTTCTAAAGGTATTTCATATTTTTTGACAATAGTGCCATTAACAAAAGTTTTGCTTTTCATTCTATTTTCTTTTCTATTTTATATCACAAACTCAATGTCAAGAAAACATTTATAAAAAAATCTATTGCAGGCACAAAAAATATGCTTACATTAGGTTCTCACCAAAATTAACAATCATAGGAGAAAATATGGAAAACGAAGAAATAAATAAAGCCATTGCCTACCTTGCAGATAAGGTGAGCAAATACCACGAACGATTATTAGCTGTTGAAAGAGATACTGAAAGACACATTAAGAATACAGAACAGCACTGCTGTGATGATTGTAGTTGTAAAAAATCTTAAGATTTAGGAGTTTGACCCAACATATCTTTTAAAGATGGAGCAAATACTTTGACATCTCGTCTGATCTTTTCAGCAGTTGTTGAAGTGTTTGGATCATCTATATCAGCTTGCATCGCTTCTTCTGTTTCATACTCCTGACCAGTATCAGTATTAGTTAGTGTAGTTTCAGTTTTGACATTATATTTTGGAACAACTCTTCCATCTTCTAATGTTACCGTTCCTATTTGTTCAGCATTTTTAACTATCGGCATTATCTAATCTCCAATTAATATTAAAACTCAATATAACTCTATCCTCTTTAGAATTATTATATTGTACTTCATGTTGTAACCATGATGGAAAAAAAATCAAGGAATTCTCTTTTGGTTCCCAAGTTACGCTGTGTGCCAGATGTATAGAAGCTTCTTTTATCTTTGGGGGTGATAACACCTCTGCCTGTGGTTTAGGCTCTAGAAACACTAAATTACCGCTATTTTGAGGCACTTTTAAATAATATACTCCAGATAAATAATTGTAAGGGTGTGTATGCACATTATTTCTGGACCCTGGAGGGTTTATCATGCCCCATAAACCTGTCATTTCAGGTACGTATTCGTCTTGCACATCGAGATGGTTAAAACATTCTTTTGCATTCCAAAGTATATCAGCCACAGTGCTTCTAAACTCTTCATCTTCATAGAGCTTGTCATTGCTGTGCCAACCTCCAACATTAGATCTTGGCATTCCTTTTTGGTCTTTAGCTTTTATTTCGTATAGTCTATCTATCAAATGACCATGGCCCTTTACCTCTGTCATCATGACAGGCGTAATAAACAGTGATTGTAAATTCATTCTTTTTCTCCTTACAGTTGACCTTTTGTAACCTCCATATCAGCTACAGTTATGTGAACTTGATTTGCTGCATTAGCTTGTACTTTTAATACGTCAGATTCTTGCAAGACAATCATGCCTCCC